GCCGTCGATAACAGCCACACATCCAACCGGAATTTCCCCCCTGCCGAGGGCGGATTGGGCCTCAGATAAAGCCTCCTCCATAAATCGTATGTCCCTTTCGATATCCATTCAAAGAGCTTTCAAAATAATAAGATAATGCGCGCGGCCTACGGATTCGTAGTCTTTTCAAAAATGCGCGCCCGGTCCTACGGACGGCCTATGGATTCGCAGTCTTTTCAAAAATGCGCGCCCGGCAGGATTCGAACCTGCGGCCTACGGATTCGTAGTTCTGCAAGCTGTATCCTTCTAATCCGTTGTAAAATAACAGGTTTCTCTTTAAGTTGTTGTCTTCAAAAATGTTCCGCCGTGCTCATTTGCGTTTCGGCGTGATTCAAGTGCATAGAATATGGGAAGACATAAGGGAAGTCAAGGATAAAATTGCCCTCCCATCATTTTCTTCTCAGTCGGTCTTTCTCACTTTGCTTCCTCGTCCTGAATGACCCAGTAGAGATGGCCGTTCTTTCTGGCGATGTATTTCCAAGTGAAAGCAAGCTGGGCATGGCCAGGTAGAGTTAACCCGCCGGTCAAAGTGAAAGTGCCTATCGCGTCGTCGTCTCGCGGATCTGCAGTCATCTTGTCGATAGCGCTACCGAAAAGATATCGAAGAAGCCCGTCTGGTATTGGAATGAGATAGATACCGTCGGTGCCGGTGGAGATAAGCTCCATGGGTGCCAACTCGGACTCAATCTTTGCAAGTTTGCTGTGCATTAGGGACTCCTTCAATCTGAATTATGGAAATAGATTAATAGGCTGGCAAAGAGATTTCTGTTGTAAATGTCAGCATCGTCTTCGGGAATCAGAGACATCAAACCCAAAGAGTAGCCACCCTCAATACCTAAACCATAACGATGAGATGGAAACGCAAAATCCAGGCCTATTTCTGCATGAACACCAAAATCATCCTTCCGATAATTATCAGCAAAGAATCCTTCGCTAAGTAATCGGGCGTAATATGGACCAAATGACACAGAACCAAAAAGGTCAGTTCCAATATGGTAGGAGTATTTAGCTCTTAAAGGAATTTCAAAATATTTTAACTCGATATCAACACCCCCTGGTTCCTCCCAATGCCAACCTTTAGAGAGCAGTTTAAATCCTGTTGAACAGCTCAAGTTAGGAAAAGCAACTTCAGTAATGCCAATCTGAACTCCACCAGAGTAACTTACTGTGTTGGCTGATTTATCCTCCATAGGATAATGAGACATCAAAGCATTTGAGTTGTTTAAACTCGCTTCGAGAGCTAAGAAGAAGTTGGCAAACATTAGAGATGGTAAAAGGAAGATTACAGCAACTCCAAAACAAACCCGCCCCACTATTTCTCCTTTTCTAAAAATTCATCTAACATACTCAAAATAAGGTCTATCTGAGCCTCAGTAAGACGTCGGCCGTCTCGGAAGAAAAGGCCTTCGAGCTTTGAGAGTTTTGCCCGTTTCTCTGGCGGCATATCCGCAAATTCTTTGGGCACAGGACGTATTTGAATTCGGTCGCGGAGGTCGAAATGGATGAGATCATCTGCAGTTATCTCGACCCCAAACTTATTCGAGAAGAAAGTAGAGAGCCAGTCCAACTTTGGGGCGGTGGGTAGGTGACCACTTTCCCAGTTAATGACTGTGCGATTTGAAATGCCCAGAAGATCCGCAAACTCTTTTTGTGAATAGGAAGCATTGCTATCCAACCACCCAGTTGCCATGCGGAGAAAATAAATATTTTTCGCCCAAAGTGAATTCATAAGTATCCCCTGGAACGCAAACGCTACAAATATCGTATTTTACGAACTTTTTCATAAAATACGAAAAAACTTCTTGACATTTGTCGTCCAGCTTCTTATATTGCTTATGAGGATGAAAAAACAGAGGCAACATAAGACAAGTAAACGACCAATTGGTCAAATCAAAATAGCGCGGGAGCGGAGCTGCAACTCCACCCCCGCAGTTAGAATAGCCCAACTATCACGAAAGGCATTCCTATGTCTAAAGATATTCAATCCACGACAAATGTCAAGACCGATATAAGCCGTTACGAACTCCGTCATTGGAAGTTCGCAGTCGAAGAAGCTTATGCCCAAACCGGTCTGGAATCTTTCCGCACATTCGAGAACCTCGCTAAAGTAGTATCCTCTATGGTAGGATATAGGGTTGCCAGAACAACCCTCTACAACTACTGGGTAACTGGCAAGTTCCCAGAGGATATCCAGAAGGCACTCCTTGAACTTCTCGAAGACTATCTCCCCGAAATTTCCGAAACTTGCGAGGTGGCGTGATGTCCCCGCTCGCTTACCCAACAACCGAGATCGAAACCCTCGCTCGGACGGTCGATGACCTTCGGCAGGAAATCCACGAGCTTCGACGGTCTGTTAGCCCGGTCGATACCCTATGGACATTCGAAGACCTCGCGAAGTATCTCCAACTGAACCCAAACACAGTCCGCAGAAAATACGATAAGGAATGGAACGTCCCATATCAGATGATCGGGCGGTCTATCCGGTTTGTCCCTGAAATTGTCAAAGATCATTTCATTCGACACAACCTCGTGGCCGGTCCGTCTCAGAAGAAAAGATACGAAAAATTATTACGCGCGTCAACGTAAAGGAGAAACAAGATTATGATGAAACTGTCAACCGACCAACTCGAAAAGCTCCCATATCTGCCAAAATATGACGCCATGGAAGGCTGGGAACTGCTTTTGACCTTCTGTCGAGAATTTCAGGAAGTAACCAACATCAATGCCTATCAGTATCTGCAGACGATATGGGGATACTCGAAACCAAATCATATCTACTCGTTTACCCGTCCGGACGGCAACGCGTGGACATATGAGCATGCCCTTCTGATCCACAAATTCACCGGAGTCGATTGGTTCGCGCGGTGGATGGCGCATCAGAACCGGTTGCTCGTCCGCGGTCAACTGGATCAAACGCCGGCGACGTCGCTTATCGAAACGGTCAAAGAGTGCGCGGATGTCGCGGTGGTAACGGCGGAGATGCTGAGAGACGGTGTTATTACCAAACGCGAATACGAGAGAGCTAAAGCGGAAATAACCGAGGCTCTGGAAAGCCTGAACGGTCTGAGAGAGTCTCTTGAAATGAGAATGGAGGAGAAATGAACTTAAAAATGCTCAAAGGCATGGAACAGGCCAGAGCCAACACGGAACCGATATCCGAGGGCGAAGCCAGAAAGATAATCTACCACAAGGCACGGCGCCACTTTCCGGACTGGCCGAGCGGGGACTTCGATTATCTGGTCGAGTTCTTTGTCGAGATCGCAAAGGAACTTTCGGGATTGAATCCCACCCAGCGCACGAGCAGTGGGCATTTCGGTCTATTCCGAATTCACGTCGCGACCTTCCGCGAGATCCGCTTGTATCTGCAGAGCAAGGGCATTCCGGTAACCAACCTTTTGAGCGCCGACCAGAACGCCGAGGCTTATTTCTGGCATGTGCGATATGTTTTCGACCACATGCCCCCGGGCGCATACATATTAAAGGAGAAGCTATTTCTATCGGTTCTCGGCGCCTCGTTCTGGCCGTTTTTCTCGGAGATGCGTTCCGCAGTGTGGAAGTGCAAGAGAAAATACGGGGCGATCGACGCGGGACTACTCGATATGCCGCCCCACGTGGAAGCATATGCCTTACAGCTTCGCCGTTGCGAGATAGCGGCAACCCACCGGACAATCAAAAAGCAAGCAAAGTATTATCAACCCCCCATAAAGGAGGAATTATGTCAGGAACCAGTGTAGGACTGGACCCACAGAAGGGAGTTCTGAACTTCCGCGGACAGCTCATTGTCGAATGTTCCGAGGCGCTTAATGCGGTGCGGGAAGCAGGCATGAGGGTCATCGAAGCCAGGAAAGCCCTTCACGAGATCGACAAGTTCGATTCCGAAATGCGGCAGAACCGCATGAAGGCGATCGAGATGGAGCTGACTGGCGATATCGCCGGTGCAACCTATATCGACGAGAACACCGGAAAGGAGAAGAAGATGTTCTCGAACGATACGGAACGCAAGGCGGAACTCGCATCCCGTCTCGACAAACACGAGGAGTATCAAACCCTCGCAATGGAGATCAAAGAATACCGCGACCAGAGGGTCGAGGTGGAGTTCGATCTCCGAATAGCCCTTGATCAGTATCAGGGCTTGATGAACGAAAAAGACCTTTTGGTCGCAATTGCAAACGTCAACTAAGGAGGAAGTGCAATGAGCACCGAAACAAAGACCAAAGAAAAGAAAGACGAGAAGCAGAGCGGAACCTTCGCTCTGGCTAACACCGAAGCCAACGACCTGCAGAAGGCATTGGCCGAAGACCCCGAACTGCAGAAACTTTACACCGAGGATCTGCGCGACGGAATGGAGGATGTCGTTCCACGGCTTCCCCAGTTCAAGATCATGCGCGAGTCGGCGCAATTCGAAGACCCCGAAGGGGAAATGGTGAAGGAGCTGGTCGGTGTGATCATCGACAGCCACCTATCGTTCGCCTATTGGGACGACAAAGACAACAACATGCCGGTATGCTACAGCTACGACGGCAAAGAACCCGACGAATCGGTTCAGAAGCCGATACACTCGAAGTGTATTTCGTGCCCGATGAACCAATGGGGATCGGCAGAGGAAGGCAAGGGGAAAGGAAAGGCCTGCAAGAACATGCGCCGGATGGCGTTAATCGTCGAAGGCGAGAGTTTCCCGTCGAGGCTGACCCTGCCGCCGACAAGCCTCGTCTCTTACGACGAATACGCCTCTCGGCTTCGCACGAAGAACCTGCCGCCCAATGCGGTCGTGACAAAGATTTCTCTGGAGAAGAAGACCACTCCCGAGGGATACAAGGTCTCTATCGCGATCTTCTCTGCGGAGAGGGTTCTTACTCCCCAGGAGTATCTCGCACTGCGGAAGTTCAAGGAGATCGTCCACGAACGCCGGAACGAGGAAATCGTCGAGGAGGAATACTCGAAGGATGCGGAAGGCATGGCAGGACAGGATGTCGATCCGGAAGCATACGAAGGCGCCGACGAGGAAGCGCCGTTTTAGGCAATAATATCCCGGTGCGGTGGAATAAAACGGGATTTGCAACCCCGTATTCTCCGAAGGGAGCCGATGAAATTTCGGCACCGCGCCGGACAAACAATCAAATAACCGTCACATAAGCAAAGCACCATCAAATAAGCTTTTGCGAGAAAAAAAAGACCATAGAATCACATAACCATCACATAAGGAGAAATCATGAGTGAAGTATTAGATGCCGCGAAGACCCTCAAGGACACCGCAAAACAGTTCGAGGCTATCGACACCTTAACCGTTCTCGCCCCCAACGCTTTCCACGGAGATGCCACCAAGCTTTGCCTCTGGAAAGAGCTCCGGTCGGACATGGTGGTATATGCCGAGACAAGAGCGAAGATCGCCATGAAGTCGGCGAGCGACGAGGTCGAAGGGGACATGAGGCAAACCGAAATCGATTTCAAAGCCGGCGAACCGGCGCGGGAAGAACCAGAGGAAATCGAAGTAAAGGCTCTCGGCGGCGGTGAGGAGGACGAGGGAAACGGTGAAGCTCAGGATGCCGACTGGGAAGAGGTTCCCGAGGAAGAGCCGGAAGAAGCCGACGAACTCGAAACGGCAACAGCGTAAAAGCCCGGGCGGGGCCGGATGGCCATTTCATCCTCTCCTCGGCCAATCACCCGCCCGTTTTTGAATGAATTATGAAAACGTCAGAACACATAAATCAAATTATTAGAAACCTCGAGATGATCGAGGAACGAGGATACAGCAACGTCTTCGGAGACTGGGTTGACCTTATGATCTATGCGTTGACTCAGCAGGAAGAGAATTATATACGCACGATCGGACGATACCGGAACAACTCCCCGATCGGAAATAGAGAAGCCGATTATTTCGCAGAAGCTTTTCATCTGCTCATGGCCGCAACTCAGGAAATCCAACACGATGCAATCGGCAAGGTTTACGAGGAGTTTGCTATGCACAGCAAGTCCCGCCAGCAAGCCCTCGGACAGTTTTTCACGCCACAACACATTTGCGACCTAATGACACAGCTCAATCTCGGCGACCAGCCCTATGACCCTCAAGAAGAGGGGGCTGTTCTGGATCCGGCATGCGGAAGCGGAAGGCTTATGGTGTCTATGATCATCGAACGCCCGAACAACCACTACACAGGAATTGATCTCGACCCTATCTGCACGAAGATGACCGCGCTCAATCTGCTTTTCTTCAATGTCAATGGGTATGCCCTGAACGGCGACTCCCTCAAATGCACTGTCGAATGGGGGTTCGAGACCCGTCGAACTTTCCTCGGCGGAATGATGCGCGAAATGACGCCCGAACAATGCGCGCAGGCTCAGCGGAATATTGTCGATAGCTGGGAAGCACGAAAGAACAATGCCAACCAACCCACGGAGACGCCAGAAACCGGTGTCCCGCGAATTATAGAAACCGAACAGCTAACACTGTTCGAGATGGGATAAATAATGAGCACCGCAACAGCAACCGAAGACAAAATCAAGGGCACCGTTCACCGGATTAAATATCAGAATGGACCTTTCGCGATATTCGAACTGCGAGTTAAACAGGAATATATCCCCTGCAAAGGCAATTTCCCAGGTATCAAAGAAGGGGAAGTAGTAGAGTTCGAGGGCGAATGGGAGTGGCACGAGACTTTCGGCAAGCAATTCAAGTTCAAATCATTCAATGTAGCGATTCCCAACGACATCGGCGGGATAGCGAAATGGCTCGCAACCCATTTTGAGGGCGTCGGACAAGCCCACGGGCTTCGACTCGCAGAGGCTTTTGGAGATCGGATATTCGAACCGGGGATACTTCAGGACGTCGCCGCGATGTCCGAGGTGATCTCCCACAAGCTGGCCGAATCAATCGCCGAACAGGCCGAAGAAGTATTCAGTAAGGAAGAAGAGCGGGAGCTGGTCAAATATCTGACCTCCTTCGGAGTTTCGGATTATCAAATCGGCCTCATCTGGCAGGCTTTCAAAAAGAACGCTCGGGAACGAATCGAATCTAACCCCTATTGTCTCGTCGAGGTCTCCGGAATAGCTTTTCGGACCGCGGACTCTATCGCGAAGCGGATGGGGATAGAAACCAACGACTACAGACGCCGTTCCGCCGCGATATACTGGATATTGGACTCCGCCGCGAAGGGCGCAGGCCATGTCTGGCTAACGGTGAAACAGATCGACACCGAACTCCGGAAACTGGATATATGCCTCGAAGAACTCGAAGTGAAATCTCTACTGACTGGATACACGAACATCTATTTTGACGGCGAAAGGGCGGGACTCGAGATATACCGCAAGAAGTCCGAGAACGCCGCAGGGAAATTGACTGAAATATCCAACAGTCATTTCCAGATGAGTTGTATGCCGGAGATGGACGACTTGAACGACAAACAGAAACTCGCAGTAAAGGCCGCCCTCGAAAACTCCGTCCTGGTGATCACCGGAAACCCGGGCACGGGTAAAACATATACAATCCAGCGACTACTGCAGATATTCCCCGAAGAAGACACCGCCCTTTGCGCGCCGACAGGCAAGGCCGCGAAACGTATGGAGGAAATGACCATGCGCGAGGCCACGACTATTCACCGGCTGTTAGGGTCGGATCAGTTGGGCAAGTTCTTCTTCTGCGAGGAGAACCCGCTGACGGCGAAATACATTATCGCCGACGAGATGAGCATGGTCGATATCGAGCTTTTCGACAGCCTTGTGCAGGCTATTCCCGAGGGCGGCAGGCTTATCATGGTCGGAGACATCGACCAGCTTCCACCGGTTGGACCGGGCAACCCCCTTCGAGATGTGATCCATTCCCGCAAACTTCCGGTCGTTCGCCTCGACGAAATTGTCCGGCAGAAGCTGGATTCGCTCATCGTAACCAACGCCCACGCGATAATAAAAGGAACTCCGCCGACATTCGGCGCACCGGGAAGCGATTTCGTTTTCTGGGAAGAGGAAGATCCGGAAGCTATTGCCGACAAGGTCGTGAAATCCGTTCTCGCCGCCGCGAAGGCTCGGGGATACGATCCGATATACGACATTCAGGTGATCTCCCCAATGAAACGCGGCCCGATCGGCACGAAGGCACTGAACGATATTCTGCGCAAAGTGCTGAATCCCCGTGCGCAGGGAAGGTTCGACGTAGGCGACAAAGTAATGCAGATAAGGAATAACTATAAACTCGGCGTGTTCAATGGCGACTGGGGCGTAGTCGAAGATGTTCAGAAGGGCGAAGACCCGGGGCTCTGGATTCGATGGAGTGATAACGTCGGGTTCTTCTATCCCGCGAAATACCTCGGGGAGCTTGTCCTGAGTTATGCGATCACGGTCCATAAATCCCAGGGAAGCGAGTTCAAGTGCGTAATCATGCCGATGCATACGACCCATTACATCATGCTACAGCGCAACCTTCTTTACACTGCGATTACGCGCGCGAAGGAAGTGGTCGGGATCGTCGGGACGGAGAAGGCAATCAACACCGCCGTGCGAACGAACAAGCAGAACAACCGCAACACGTGGATGAAGGAGTTTTTGAAATGAGCGTCATCGTCGCGTTTCTACTCGGCATCGTCGCCGGAATGTATCTGACAATCGGAATAGCAAAGGAGACATAAAATGGATCATCGCGAAGAACAACTAAAAATACGTATCGCCGAGGCTTTCGAGCGCGTCGCAACCGCACTCGAAGAATTATCCGAAATGGGCAAAACCTTCGAACAAGTCGGAACCGCACTCGATAAGCTGAACGATAGAATCGACGAAGAACGATGGACGCCGCTAATTAACCGAGACCACGAATCGAAAGAAAGCAAATAGCACCTGAACCAGAAAGTCGTAAGACATGAACACTATTGACCTCATACTCGAACGGCTCGACGCGGAAGCAATCCTGAACTCATACGGGATTCAGTGGAAACCAGCGAAAGGCGGAACGGAACTCTCCTTCCGGTGCCCCTTCCACGACGATAAAAACCCGTCAATATCAATGAACCGCGATACAACCCTATATAACTGTTTCGTGTGCGGTGCCGGCGGGAACGGAATCCATTTCATCGCACAGATGGACGGAACCGATTTCGCGACCGCCCTCAAAAAAGCCGCAGGGATAACAGGTGTTCGCCTGTCCATGAACGACGAACAGCGCGAAGCCCTCGACCTCGAAGAACGAAGGATCCTCGCTATCGAAAAACTCGTCCGGCTCGCCGAAGCCGCGCTGTGGAGTTCTCAGGGCGGGGTTGCTCTCCGATATTTAAGAGACCGCGGACTCGACGACGAAATAATCAAAAAGTTCCGCCTCGGATACCTGAATATCGAAAAACTTGTCCCATTCATCGTGAAAAAATCCCCCAACCTCCCCAGGTCGGACGACCAACCTACCCAGGTTGGTATACCAACCTCCCCAGGTTGGGACTCCAACCTCCCCCCTAAAACAGACGAAAATTACACAACCTCCCTTTTGGAGTTAATTTCGATAGAAGACCTACGTTTTGCAGGAATATTGCGGTATAGTGATGATAACAATGTCAAGAATATTCCCGCGCAGGCTTCGATCATGTTCCCTGTGTTTTCGCGAGGGAAACCCGTATCGATGGTTTTCCGAAACACTAACCAAAGGTCAGAGAAGCGGTGGGTGTTCCCGTTTGCCGTATATGGGCATGGTGTCGATTGGCTATACAACGAACACTCTCTACACAACGCCAAACGCGAAATCGCTTTCTGCGAAGGCGCAATGGACGCTATAACCCTCGAACAGTGGGGAATACCCGCTGTCGGAGTCCTCGGATTATCTTCCGCCGCAAAGTTCGCACCGAAATTCATTAACCAAAAACGTGTATATCTTCTGCTCGATAACGACCAAGCCGGACAGAACAAGCTGATCCAAACAGCAAAAGCAATACAGAAAGAGCTTCGCCACGGCGAAGTGTATCTCCCAGCCCTACCTAACGGTATCAAAGACCCCAACGAATGGATGCAGAAGGACGGAACCGCAGACAAGGCCGCGGAGATGCTCAGCAACGCGCCCACACTCATAAACCTGCTGACCGCGAAAAGCAAAGACATCAAAGACCCGCGGGACAGGATCGAAGCAATGCGCGAAATCGTCGAGATAATCGCAGATCTGCGGGACCCTTTCCTCGAAAGCCTATATTCCGAAGAGGTCAAAAAAGCGTTCAAGGGGGTTGCTACAAAAGCCACTCTCAACAGCGCAATCGCGAAATGCAAAACCGAGAAAACCCATTCTTATGAAGAGGGATTCGCATATACCGAAGAAAGGCCGCTTCACCCCGCCCTTGATTTTCAGGTCAATTCTCCCGCTGTCGCCCAGTGCCTCGTAGCCGAACGCGACGAACTCGGCGGGTCCTGGTCGATTATGCGCGTTTCAAAAGACGACGGCGAGATGAAGGTCGAAAGGATTGTCCCAGAGCCCGACGGAGCCCTCGCAAAAAGAATGCCCGCGCCTCTGAACCCCGAAGAAGACCTTCCATGGAACACCGACCCAGTAGAAACATACTCGGCAACGACTTTCCTAAAAGGTGATACGCCGGACGTCGCAACCGGTGAAATGTATGCGCGGATTCTCGACACATGGAAGAAGTTCGTATGGCTCAAACATCCCGAAGACTATCATATCCTGACAGCCTTCGTTATGGGGTCATACGTGCATAGAATCTGGATGTATTTCCCCTATATATGGCTTCACGGAAACAAGGCCTCCGGTAAATCGACCATACTCGAAATACTGCAGGCAATATCGTGGCAGGGACAACGCGCCTCGAATATCTCCCCTGCCGCCCTCTTCCGCCTGGTGGACGCTCTGCGACCAACTCTCCTTATCGACGAGGCCGAACAGCTCGGGAACTCTTCAAATCCCGCTATGATCGAGCTCGGATGTCTTCTGAACGACGGATACAAAAAGGGCGGGAAAGTCCTGCGCGTCGGCGGAGACCGCGAATCGATGAAAACCGAATCCTTCGAGGCTTTCGGTCCAAAGGTGATCGCTTCCGTAAAACACATAGGAACTGTCCTCGCATCTCGGACTATTCGCCTCGATATGGTCTCCCCCGGGCGAAAGAAGCTATACGAAATCAAATCCCGCAAACTCGAGTTCTCCCGTGCATTCCGAAACTCGTTCCTGGACCTGCGTAATCGACTCCACTGCTGGAAGTTCCAGCATTTCGACGAGCTCAAAGACATCTTCGACAATACCCTCGAATCTATGGCGAAAATCGAACAGATGGACGGGCGAGAGCTCGAATTATGGGCTCCCTTGTTCTCTATCGGCATCCTCGCAGATAACGACCTCGACCTCGACGCCCAGTCGTCTCTCCACGCCGCATGGAAGCGCAGAAACGACTCGAGAGGTATCGAAGACCTAACAAATCAGGAAAAGATTATATGGGCGGTGTGGAGCGCGATAAAAAGCGACAGCGTCTCAAAAACCCTCGACGAATATCTCCTGAAAAAAGAGCTGGTGTCTGCCGTAAACGAAATCGTTACAGACTCTTTCGATTGGGAACGCGACGTCAAAATGAACGCCGTTACAGTCGCCCTCAAAAGCGTAGATGCTATCGAAGATGAGAAGCGGGCACGGCATATGGCAGGACCAAAAGAAAGAATGTTAAAGATCAATAACGAAGCCCTCAAAGACTTCCTCGAAACCCGTGTTAATCTCGAGGCATTCGAAGAGGCGAAAAAGGGTAAGAAAAATGATTGACGGAAGAATGAAAGAAAGTTTGGCCCAAAAACGGCCCAGGAAGCCTTTTCGCAAAGCCCCTATAATAAATGGTCTGCGGAAGGGTGGGCCAAAGTCAAAAAGTGGGCCAAACATGGTTTTTCAGTTCGGCCCAGCTGTAACTGCCCACAAAATAACAGTTTATGCGCTTACTGGGCCAAAGTTTTCCAAAATCTCAAGGGAGGTAGAGAACTTTTTATTTTTCGCCAGTGATCGACCTTCCTTTTGTCAAGATTTTCTTGACTTTTTGAACAGACCTACGCGCGATAAAACTGGGGGATTTTCCCCAGTTGGGCCGAAGAGCTCGAATCTTACGGGGGTCATATTGGAATTTTCAAGTGGCCAAATTAAAAGGTTCTTTATAGCTCTCCCCTACGGAAATCGCCGAACTTTGGCCCAATTGATACGTAACTGCTTATCTGGTGGACTATTACGGCTGGGCCGTTTTTGGGCCGCGTTTTTTGCTTCGGCCCAGCGAAAATTCCTATTCGCCGTAAAACCCTATAAATACAACATCTAAGGAGGATATATGATTGGGCTGGAAGTGGGCCGAAACTGGGCCGAAGAAGCGAAGGCGAAATTCGCCCCGTTTTGTGAACCTGGGAAATGTGTCATTGCCGGATCGATTCGGCGGGAGAAGGACGAGGTTAAGGATATCGAGTTGGTATGCCAGCCGTCGCCGGAGAACGAGGTCAAGTTCTATTCAATGCGAGATGCTATGGATAGAGACGGTTTCTGGAGGCTGACTCAGGACTGTTGCAACGGGCCGCGTTTCTTCCAACGCGAGAAGTTCGCGGAAGCCGAAGGGCAATGGATCAAGTTCGATGTGTTCGTAGTTCTTCCGCCGGCGCAGTGGGGAGTGATCCTCGCGATACGGACGGGAAGTTCGGAATTTAACCAACGGATAATGAATCGACTGCCGAAGAAGGGGTTGCGATGTGCGGATGGTCAGTTGTTTCGCGTGGAGAAGAGCCCCGGGCTTTTCGGTGATCAGGAGGATTTGGTATTGATACCGACGCCGGAGGAGACGGATTATTTCGCGGCAATTGGTATGGAGTGGATCGAACCGAAGGACAGGAGGTAGGACTATGGCCAGAAAGAATAACGATAACTGTCAGAGCATCTCATTCGAGGTAGATGAGACGCGGACCCGGTCGAAGACGCCCTGTCCTTTCGGCGCTGTTGGTTCGGACGGGGGACCTGCCAACGTGGGATCGGTGCTCTGTTGTGGGTGTCCGTATCAAGTTTACTGCAACTTTGGGCGTCAATTCGTAACGTGCAAACATCCTAAGGAAATTGAAGAAGAACAACTAACCGCCCCCACGGGCGAGGAGGAATGAGATGAGTAAAAAAATGAACGCAATCGAAATTATCAAAGCGCACTGTCGCGAGATTGGCGCTGACGGCGTCTGTTGCCTATACGACCTCGACGACCCGTGCGGATGTAGTTTAGACGAGTTTCCCACCTGCGACGAGCTATACCACCTCGACGAAACCTATCCGGCGAAACTCCACAAATACGACCCTGACTCGCAAGAGTGTCAACATTGCGAAAGTGCAGAGTGCGGACGGGACAGTAGAAGCGATTGCTACGTGCTTTTTAATCCGACAACCGCCCCCACGGGCGAGGAGGATGCCGAAGCAATAGCCCCGGGCACTGAGGTCAAGAAGAGCAAGAAAAGGCTATTTCTGGAAGCACTTTTAGCCTTAAAAAACATTACTGAAATAGTCCGCGATGTTAACGATATCCAATATTGGTGTGAAGATGGATATGATGAGTCTTATCAGAGCGAGGAGCTTAGCCAGGCCATTGAGTATTCGGACGCAATAATGAGCAAATTTGTAAAGGAGGCCGACGATGCCTAATTCGACGCAACTATCATTCACCATTTTGGGGGTTCCTTTCGCCAAGCAGTCGATGCGGGTAACGCGGCAGGGGCATACATACACTTCGGCGAAGGTTCGCAAAGGGCAAGCGAATCTTCGAGCGCAGATCGTTCAGCAGTTGCCGGCGGGACATAAGCCTATCGATGGACCGGTGGCGGTTCGGCGGGTGCTCTTTGTTTTCCCGCGTCCGCAACATCATTTCCGGACGGGGAAATATTCGGGGTTGCTGAAAGACAGCGCGCCGACGTTCGTAACGAAGAAGCCGGATCTGACGGACAATCTGATGAAAGGGCTTTTCGACGCTATGAACGGCGTGGTGTTCCTGGACGACAAGCAGGTCGTAGCGGTGGACAACACGCGGAAGGTTTTCGGCGATACGCCGAGGATCGAGATAGAGATCGAGGAAATGGAGGAAGAATGAAGTGTCCAAAGTGCGGCGGCAAGATGAAGCTGAACGATAAGGATGTCCATAGCGATAATGCGGATTCCTTTGAAGCTTTACGTATTTACAAGTGTAGCGATTGTGGGTATCTTGTGCAAACCTCTGAAATATCCACAGCCCACAATATATCGTGGTCAACACTTCGATGACCCCAGCCGGCTGGGGTGGTTCTCTTGACATCGCCTTAAAACAGGGTATTTTTTACACTGAAGGCGAAAGTCTTCACATTGCTCCTTAAGGTTGGTGGTTGACTGGGGTGCTTCGAATAGACTGGGAAGGGCTAACGAGGCGCCCCGATTTTGAGGTTCTTTTTGATAATTGTAGCAGGGTGGAGCAGTTGGTAGCTCGCGAGACTCATAACCTCGAGGTCGCCGGTTCGAGTCCGGCCCCTGCCACCAAACATGGGGGTGAAGGTGCACCCTGAGCCCGACCACCGGAGCCCCCACCATTTTGATTATGGTATTTCACGACGGACATAGCACAGGCAAAGGCGACAGACCGCGGCCTATTTTGGTTCCCGACGACGAGTTTTCCCGTCGTTGGGCTTTGGCTTTTTCGGATCGTGTTGGGATTTCGCCTCGGGGCGAGATTGTGTGCGTGGGAAGCGAGGACGCCAGAGATCACCGGCAAGGACTACGAAAGCGGCGTAGCTTCCGATAACGAGAACCGCTGTGATTATGTATATCCACCAGGGATAGATTTTGACGCTCTTTATTAGATTTAAGTAGCTAACAGGGACGATTCCAGGGAGCTGATACCTCCCCGAAACTCTCGATGTGCGACCATCGACAGACAGGAAAACCTGCTCGCCCCCGTCTCGACAACGGAGTTAAAATATAGCCGGAAGTCCGGCTTGTCAAGGGTGGGTTTTTCGAGAAGGGAAATATGTAATGGCTCCTCGGAAGAAAACCTCTCCGGACAAGTCCGGAAACGGCTCATTGATAACTAAACCCCGTAATAAGAAATCTGCGAATCCTACCGAACAGAATTCTGGAACCGGCGTGGAGGAGATTTGGGACATCGAGATGGTTGAACTTGACCGTTTGATCCCCGACCCCGCGAATCTTCGCCTTCACGACGAACATAACATCGACACGATCAAGGCCTCCCTCGAGGAATTCGAACAGCATTCTCCGCTTGTAGTCCAGCGCTCGACTGGTCGTATCATAATCGGCAACGGCCGATTTGAGGCTATGAAGCAGTTGGGCTGGGAGAAGGCGCTTGTTCACTGGGTAAACGACGACGACACGAAGGCTTTGCGCCGGGCGATAGTCGATAACCGTGCCGGCGAGCTTGCCTCGTGGGACGAGTTTGCTCTGAACAAGATATTGGGGGAATTCAAGTTCGACGGCGAACTAAGAATTCCAGGTTTCGAGGATTGGGAGATACCGAACATGGATATCGACTTTTCCCCGAACCTTGACCCTACACAGGCCAATGTTGACTTCTCTGCGGAGGATATGGCTAAAGCCAATGAAAAGTTAATGGGACAATTTTCCGACGATGAATCGGGTCTTGTTGAAGTAACTTGTCCTTCCTGCGGCGAGTCCTTTTATCTTCAGAAAAGAGACATCGATGCCTGAAGCAGTAATCCAACATGTTCCAGGGAAAAGAGAAGGAACGCTAAATGCCCTTCTGTCTGTTTTCCCTAATGCGGTTGTAGTTGAATGTCAGGGTTACCCTATGACGACATTCCGAAGGGCACTTGAGGCGATTGATTGTGGAGGCTTCTTTTTCGAAGATGATGCCAGGTTGACAAACGGCTTTCTTGAGAAAACGGAGAAACTACGTTCAGAGTGGTTTGTTCAGTTTTTCTCTCGGAAGAAGATGCCGCCCGGCATATACTCAATGCCTCCCTCGTCGTGGATCTACAACGTTGGATTCTGGCTTCCCTCCGGACACGGTAAAAGGATTTCGACATATGCGGCCAACTGGCACAGGTTAAAAGAGCACCCAACCGGATTTGATCTTGTGATAAGAGATTATCTGATTTCAAAGAAGCTGGGCTACTTTATTCATGTTCCTTCGTTGGTCCAGCATGTTGTTGGACCTTCATTACTTGGTCCTCGAGCGAAAGACCGCAGTTCACCTACTTTCATGCCATGAGAATATTCCTTAAACAGAATGTTCTCGAGGCGGCTCTGGATCGGATTCGATATATCTTCGACGAATTCCCCGTGGTAATTGCGAGTGTATCGGGTGGCAAGGACAGCACGGTTATTTTCAACCTTGCTCTGAAGGTCGCCCGCGAGAAGAACCGTTTACCTCTGAAGGTTCTGTTTCTGGATCAGGAAGCGGAGTGGGATTCGGTTATCACGACCATTCGCGAGATTATGACCCACCCGGACGTTGAACCTTTGTGGCTTCAGATGCCTTTTCGCCTATTCAATGCGACCTCTCCTATCGAACCCTGGCTCCATTGCTGGGACGAGTCGAAAAAGGAACATTGGATACGCCCAAAGGAACCAAACAGCATCAAGGTTAATCGCTACGGCACGGAACGATTCAAGGAGATGTTCGGCAATTTTCTGAAGGTCGAGTTCCAGGGTCAAAAAGTATGCTATCTGGCCGGAGTTCGAACGGAAGAGTCTCCGACACGGTTTCTGGCTCTGACGGCGAGCGCGACATATAAGCACATCACCTGGGGCAAGAAGTTTGCGAAGAACCGCGAACATTATTCCTTCTATCCGATATACGATTGGAGCTTCAAGGACGTTTGGAAAGCGATTCACGAACACGGCTGGCCGTATTGCAAACTGTATGACTACATGTATCAGCATGGGATACCGACCAATAATATGCGAGTATCGAACGTTCACCACGAAACAGCGATTAACACGCTCTTTTTCCTTCAGGAGATCGAGCCGAAGACATGGAACCGGATATCGACGAGGCTTGCCGGTTTAAACACGGCGAATCAGATGAACAAGGAGAACTATTACGTTTACGAGCTTCCTCCGATGTTCAAAGACTGGAAGGAATACCGCGATCATCTTCTCGAAAATCTGATCCTGGACCCGAAGCTAAGGGCGTCTTTCCGCAAGGAGTTCGCGAGGCTGGACAAACGGTATCGATTAATGAACGAGCCGGACCAGCTTTACAAGACGCAAGTGAACTCGATTCTGGCAAACGACTTTGAATTCACGAAACTATCAAACTGGGAACGCTCGCCAGAGGCTCATTTCTTCCGGAAATGGGCGCGAGGCGACAAAGTGGAGTTAAGGAACAATGGATACGAAAGATATATTCCAAAAGATTCGAGAGGCCGTCTCGGCGGCGGAAGACAAGGTTCGGACGATTGAGAAGATTAAATCGCTTCTGCACGAGCTTTCTCCGCAGGGGACGCAACCTGTGGACAGGGTTCGCTGGATACCGGTGGATCAGGTGCAGGCGAACGATTACAACCCGAACAGCGTTGCTTCGACGGAGATGGGACTGCTTTACACCTCGATCAAACACGACGGCTACACCCAGCCGGTAGTTACTATCTACGATGCTGACCAGGACAAATACATCATCGTTGACGGGTTTCACCGATCCCATGTCATGAAATCTAATCCGGACATTCGCGACAGTTGCAACGGATATCTTCCGGTTGTGGTTATCGACAAAGACATCAATGACCGAATGGCTTCGACGGTTCGTCATAACAGGGCTCGCGGGAAACACTCTGTCGGTGGTATGTCACATCTTGTTTTCTCTATGCTGGACAACGGCTGGTCGGACGAGGACATCTGCAACGAGTTATACATGGAGCCGGAAGAGCTTCTTCGCCTAAAGCATATTACGGGGTTTTCGAAACTTTTTGAAGATCACGATTATCGGCGGGCATGGAAAACCCGCAAACAAATATTGCTTGAGAAGAAGGCTAATGGCCAAGCTAAAGCTAACAGACGAACTAATTGAGAAAGCGAAGAACTACATCGCTTTCGGTATGACTGCTGAGGATACCTATACGGTTCTCAGTGTGTCGAAGGGTTCTTGGTTTAGCTGGCTTAAGCGGGGGAAAGAGGCGGCGGAGAACAATTATCCGAAGAAGGACGCGATATTTCGCAGGTTCTACGAGACCATCGAGAAGGCGAAACTTGCCCGCGAAATAACCTACATTGAACGTATCGACAAAGCTTCCAACGACGAGTGGCGCGCGGCGGCGTGGCTTCTGGAAAAACTATATCCTGAGAAATACGCTAAACGGGCTATTGAGGCGAAGGTTCAGCATTCTGGCGCTGTAGGTTCGGTGAATATCTCGGTTAGCGATTTGACGGACGATGAAGCGGAGACATTGGTCAGGGAAGCTCTAAAAACCATTAAGATGGATTTGGCTAAAGCAGAAGCCAAGGCGGAAACTAATGCCTAATATCGACATCGACATATCGCACCTCGACGACAAGCACCAGCTTGCATTAATCCGTTCCGCTGGGAAGCGGAACCTATTTTATTTTGCGCGGTTCGTTCTCGGCTATGATAAGCTTGTCCCTCGTATTCATCGGCCAGTCTGCGATATGCTTCAGTCGATACTCAAGGAACGCCGGACGCAGGACAATGTTCGGTTATACATTCCTCGCGGCACTTTCAAATCGACTCTTGCCTCGAAAGCTCTCCCCCTCTGGATACTGTTGAACGAACCCAATGCGAAGATCCTCCTTATTTCGCTTACTGATAATGTTGCGACCAAACTTGCCCGCGAAATCCGTTGGCACGTCGAACACAATCCGCTGTTTGAGGCATTGTATGGAGACTGGCGAACAGGCGCACCGGTTTGGAATGAGAATGAGTTTGTTCTTCCTCAAAGGACCGTTGGAAGTTCCGATCCGAGTTTGGAAGCCCGGGGCGTTGGGTCGAATCTGACCGGATCGCATTATGATTATATAATCGATGACGACGTTGTCGGACGTCCGGACAAAGAAAGCCCCGCCGAGCGCGAGAAGAAGAAAGAGCGCATGGATGAGTATATTCCCATTCTGAATCCGGACGGCGCCCGGGCAGGTCTGGGGACGTTCTGGCATCATGACGATTATCATGTCTATGAGCTTTCGAAAAAGAATCCTGATGGAACTCCGAAGTATGTTGAGGGCGAGAACTTAATGGTTCAGCCTGCGATAAACGATCGGGGGTTGCCGTGGATACCGGAAGTCCTTTCAGAGGATCACCTTTCCATGCTTCGCGGAAGTATGGCGCCTGCTTTTTTCTCCGCGCAATATTTACTACAGCCCGTTGCCGCGGAGACACAGGTATTCCGGAACATCCATTATTATGAACAGCATCCGCCGTATAATCAGCTTGAGATAAGCGCGTGGTGTGATGCGGCTATCGGGAAGTCTCGGGAAAGCGACCTTAGCGCAGTGGTTACAATCGGGCATCATAAAGAGACGGGCAAGATATACGTTTTGAAGACTACGGCGGAGATTATTCACCACGAGGAACTGCCGGAAATAGCGCTGCAAAGACATGCGAAACCTTACCCTCATGAAATTATGAGAGTCGAGGATAACGGCGCAATGACCCTTTTTGTAACTAATTTCCGGAACCATTTCCGCAAGAACCGCAATTATACGCCTATCGAAGGCAAGCCGAACACAACGAAAAAGGAAGACCGGATAGAGTCGATGGCGCACCTTATAAATGACGGGACTATTCTATTCCCCCGCAACATGGGTTCGGGAGACGAGGAACTAATCCGCGAGCTGGAGAATTGGCCGGTTGCGAAGTATGTTGACGCAGTGGACGCTCTGGAAAGCTCGGTGCGAATGGTTATCGGCGACGACGGAGAGGGACCGGCGAAACCGGCTGTCTATGAACCAGCGAAAAGAAGGTCGAGGCGCTAAGTATGGATAATGAGAAATACGACATAGACATCTACTCGGCGATTCTTGGCCCGAAATCGGACGGCAAGCTGGAACGGTTAATCCTTCCGTGGGTTCCTCCGGAGGACAGGCGGCGGCTTCTGGCTTATCGTCTCTACTGGGCATATTACCACAATTACAGTCAGATATTAAGGCAGTCGGGGACGGATCCGGATTGTCTTTTTATCGAAGGCGGGGACGCGCAATTAATAGTCGATACCTTTGCCGATTCGGTTATTGGCGACCAATTGATACTTGAACCGGCCGACATGATAGACGAGCAGGGTAAAGAGAATACGGAGTTACGCAGGCAGTTAGATTTGATTAACAGTTTCCGGACTAAGGAGATGCTCGACCTTAAGATCCTCTCGGCCGAGGTTAACGCGTCGATGATGGGCGACGGTGTATTTAAGCTTAGATGGTCTGAACGCAAGAAGCGGGTGAAGATACAACCATTGCCTCCGGATTCTTACTTTCCGGAGTTCGACGAGGACGACGAGTTGGTGGCATTTGCTTTCGCGTGGCAGGAAAGGATCAACGAGAAGGACGAACGGGTTTACAAGGAATATTACGAATTCGACGACGAGGGCAAAGTCCGGTGCACGGCGGGATATTACAAGAAGAGCAAGAAAGCCGGATTGGACGATCTCGAGTTGGAAAGTTACGTCAAAAACGAGTTAGGAGAAGAGGTTAATTTCCTTAGTCTCGGAATTGATTTCCTTCCGGTAATTCATATTCCGAACGTTATTATCGGCGGGGAGACCTTTGGTGTTTCAGACCTGAAACCTATTGTTCAGCTTCTCGATGAACATATCAATGCTCAGAGTTCGGGGGCTTCGAATGCGGAATATCTCGGAGATGCCACGCTATTGGTCGAGGGCAAGAAACCTACCGAACCTCCGCAACTTCCCCATGCCGGCGGAATACTTTTCTCCGGAACTGACGGCGGAAGAATGGATCTTCTGGACACGTCTTCGCTGAATGACGGCATTTTGAAATGGTTGGATTATTTGGAAACGAAGATCGTGCGCAATGCCGGAGTTACGGAAGTAGCTATAGGCAAGGTCAGCGGTAACGAGATACCTTCGGGAGTTGCGCTTCAGATACTTCAGCATCGTTTTTTGAGGAACATTTACCGTAAGCGGCTTATCCGTGCGGATAAATACGAGCGGCTTTTGAAGTTCGTTACAAGGTTCTATCGTGCTTTTGGAGAGAGAGAACAGCGATTTGACAACGAGGAATTTACCGTGAAATTCGGCAATGTTCTGCCGATAGACCGTCGCGAGTTGATCGAGGAGATTACGCTTGCGGTGAATTCGGGTATTTTGACGCCGGAAACAGCGGTGGAATTGCTTCGGACGATGACCGGCTGGGAGATACCGGACGATGAAGCGGACAGGCTGGAAAAGGCGACGGCGACGAAAGGGTTGTTTGGATTATGATAGGCGTCGATGCTAAAAAGCTCGAGACTGTCGAGCGCAAGATAACCGCTTTGTTAATAAGCGAGGGTATTGTTACCGAGGATTTCTTCGGCGATATCACTCTGCGGTTTCGCGCGGGAGGTTATTTCGGGATGGATCGTCGGGAGACGTCGCGCAGAGAACGGATTTTGACCAAGAAAGACCTGGGGTTCGGCAATGGCGAATCCACAGGCTGAATATACGAGGCTTTTGCTACAATCCCGAGTTGTTCGGGATCAGGTAATTGAGAAACAGGCCGCACAGATACGAAAGCTCCTTACGGAGATAGATACGGAAATACAAGGCCTTTTGAATAGTGGTTCATTGACATCTTATACCAGTTGGCAGGCGGCGGGAACGCAGAAAGCTCTGCAGGAGTTGTTGGAGTCCTTTGGCAGTGTTCTGGAAAAGCAGATCGGCGCGGGGACATCGGTTGTTATTGACCGAACTCTCGACGCGAGACTTGCGGCGACGAAAGCTCTGCTGGAATCTTACGGGATTGCGGAAGGGACGAAGCTTCCGTTAGAAGGGGTAGTCGGCGGTGTTTCGCGGGAAGTCGTCGAGGCGACGATAGCGCGAATGTATCCGGATGGTTTGATATTATCGGATCGAATCTGGAACATCGCAAACGACGCTCGGCGGGCAATAGACCAAATCGTGGCAAAGGGCATTATTCAGAGAGAACCGGCTAAGTCGATAGCTATGAAACTTCGATTTTATGTTCGAGGCGCGGAAGCTGTTCCGAGGGAATTTCTTGTCGATATGCGTCGGACGCGGTCGATTACCGAGAAGCGTATCAAAGAGCTAATGGAGGCGCAGGGGCTTTCGCGGGATAGGGCTTTCCGGATTGCGCAGGCGGAAGTTGACCAGATGCGGGACCTCGGCAGGAATATAGCGTATAGGTCGTTCTCTCTCGCGAGAAGCGAGGTGAACACGTCCTATCACGAGGCGCACATTGCAAGCGCGATGAAATCGGCTGTGGTGAAAGGTCAGGCTTGGAACCTGTCCGGCAGTCATCCGCGATTCGACGAATGCGACATTCTTGCGTCGAGCGACCTTTACGGCCTCGGCGCGGGGGTGTATCCGATAGACAAGACTCCGCACAGGGCGCATACAAATTGCCTTTGTTATCTGACCGACGTTCTGAGGCCGATCGAGGAATGGGAAGAACCCAAACCTTCACCGGGGCTTCGGAGCGATCCTATGAGGACGCGTATACGTTTTGATTCGCGATTGACGGTAAATCAGAAATCGAGGTATCGCGAGAGGGCGGCGCATTTGGTAAACGCTGGCGAGCGAATGTCGCAGGTTCGTGCTTCGGCACTGGTATAGGTGTTTTGACATAATTTAACTGAGACTGAGGAACAGGCTCATTGGACAGGGAGAAATCTCTGGCCGGTGAGCCTTTTTTATTTGCGACGGGTCGCACCCGTTAAACGCGTAGAAAGCAAAAACTTAACCTAAATGGAGGTAACATGAAGAAAGGGAACATTCTAATCATCGCATTGATCACGATGATGCTGACTGTGGGCGTTGCTCGCGGTCAAACCCCGTTGGACCTGATGACGATCCACGTGTTGGATTCGCTCAGCAAGTCGGGGATGCTATACACCGACAGCGCGCATTATGCCGATACTGCTGCCTATGCCGACAGCGCAGGTGCAATGGCGGCGTTAGAGAGCTGGTGCAACGAGACAATGGTCAACGTTGTAGGAGATACGATGACCGGAGACCTGCAAATGCTGGGTTCGTCCCGAACGTGGTATTTAGATGGCGGGACGGATTCAGTGTTCATCTACAACGGCGGAAGTCGAGGTGATCTTGGCGTTCGGCACAGCGGAACGAATTATGTCGCATGGTCGTGGTATTACGACCGGATTGTCGCAAGCCAGGATGTCTATCTGGCGGCAGGAAGCCGGTTATACGGGTATGATGCTACAGCGGCAGATACATTCTTCATCTACGATGACGGCGATACAACCCGTTTCGAGTCTGATAATCCAATCAAAATAGGCGACGCTTCGCTGATTATAAGCTCTGGTGGAGATGTCAGTATAACCGGAGAATTGACGGTCGGAGATGGCGAGAGCGCGGTCAATATCGTTGATGCAATAACTGCGCTGGACACGACCCTTGACACGATGACAACCGGTTTATGGTTAAGCTCAGAAGGTTCGACTCAACTAATAACGCCAGAACAAATTGCCTTGAGAGAACGCCTGGAAATTATAGCCACCACTGCCAATTCTGCTTTATCCGTAGAAAATAGAAGTAATGGAATTGGTGTGAGTGCTCAATCTATGACGAATACCGCTTTATATGGAACTGCGAGTGGTGCTATTGGTGTATACGGAACAAGCGGTTCGACGTATGGTGGATATTTCGTTTCCACTGCCGAAGATTCGGCAGGTCTATACGCAAAAGGGGCGTTTATTGAAACAGATACGTTTGAAACGGCGATATGTCGGGATTCATCTGGATTAACAATTGCCGCCGTTGATACGACTAAAGAATCTTATGCGTATTTTACGGGAGGAGCTGATACCTATACCACTGGCGGAGAAACTGGTGAAGGCGTAGTTTCTTCTGGTAGCTTTTCGCCAGAGGACAAAATATGGCTGTATTATTATAGCACAGATAAAGGTTCAGTGCAGGATAGCTTTGTAATATCTGTTGCTCCAAACTTTGTCCTGGTATATGATACCACTGCTCTTGTAGATACGGCCTTGACAGTTATCGGCGACGCCCTATTCACACGGGCTTATGGAAATTATTCTGTCTGGGACAGTCTCCGCGCATCGGTTGTTTATGCCGATTCGTTCGTTGGAACTGCTACATTCGCGGACTCGGCAGACAAGGCGGTTTATGCTGATAGTTGCCGAGGCGCGGCGGTTGCGGCCTATGCCGACACTTCCGGTTCGACGGCGGGACTCTGGACAACCGTCCAGGACACACTTGCGGCCTATCCAGACACGTCGGTAACAAACGCTCTTAATTACTATAACGATGATTCGGTAACCGCGCTGGTTTATGCTACCGTCTGGGATAGTCTCAGTGCAGACACTTTCATCGCCGGTGATTTGAAAATTTACGACAAGGGCGATACCATAAAGTTCGATTCCAGCAATCCGATAGTAATTGGAGATAGTGCTCTGGTTATTTCTGAAAGTGGCGGTGCTGGCCTTATACAGTCTGTCGGAGCAGTATTCGACAAGATATATATAGGTGGCTCTTGGATTGATTATGCGCCACCTTCGGATGCCGAAGCTCAGGATTGGGCAGGTGATTCCGCACGGGTTGCTATAGATAGTCTTGCGGCCTATATGGACACAACTAATTTGAGCGGCATGGTGGTAACCGATTCCCTTGTCATTATCGGAGGCCTAAAATTCTACGGCGCTCCAATAGACTCGGCGATATGGGTAGATAACATTGTCAATAGCTATGTCGATAGCTGTCTCCACGCCCTCGACATGGACACAACCGCGATGGCCGCCTTGTCGGCATATCTCGGCGATAACTATCAACCGAAATCGGACGTATTGACTCAACTCGCGGCGGCCTATGATTCGTTTACGGTCGCGGCGGCGGGTTCTGTCGTTGTCGGATGGACGGTCGGTAAATCGGACACGATAACCGACGTTCGGTAATTGGAGTAACAATATCAAATCATTCGAGTCGAACTCGTTAAAAACGTAGGAGGAAATTATGAAACTGAGAACATCGAACATCTTCGGCGACATCGAGAGGAACCCGTTTTACCGGTTCTTGTCGCCTTTTCCCTGTTTCGCCGAAGGAAACGACGGCGAAGGCGGCGGCGGCAACGAACCCGATCCCCCGAAGGACGGCGACGGCGCCGAGCCCGACCCGCCGGAAGACAAGGCTATTCCTTACGACCGTTTTAAGAAGGTCAACGAAGACCGGAAGAAAGCCGAGAAGGAACTCGCCGAGTTAAAAGCCGCCCAGGCCAAAGCAGAACAGGACAAACTCGCCGAGGAGAAGAAGTTCAAAGAACTCGCCGAGGCGAAGATAAAGGAAGCCGAGGAGGCCGCGAAGGCTAAAGCGGACGCCGAAAGCAGGCTGAAATCTACCCTGATTGAAAGCGCACTCCGCATGGCCGCCCTCGAGGCAGGGGCATCTAAAGATCAACTGCCGTATGTGCTGAAAGCGGTCGAGCGGGAAGCTATCGAAGTCGGCGACGAAGGCGATGTTACCGGTGCCGACAAGGCAATCGAAGCACTCAAGAAGGCGATTCCGGCGATGTTCTCGGAATCCGGCGGCGGTCAGCCCGGTCCCTCAGGTTCCCCGAAAGGGAAAAGCGGGATGAAGACTTCCGCTGAACTCGCGAAGGAGATTCGCGAGAAACGGGCAAAGAACACTCCCAAGCCAGACCCTGACAAACCGGGGCCTTGGGGAAAAATCTAAAACAAGCAACAGGAGGCTTGAGATATGAGAAACGATTTTCGAAACAAGTCCATTGGCCAGCGCAGGGAGTTCCTTGCGTCGCCGTTGGGCGTCGAGAAACTGGTTCTCGGTCTGACCTTGGATTATTCCAAGTTCGGTTACGAGGACAGCCATAAGGAATGCAGAGTTCCTTACGGCGCGGTTCTCGGTAAGATTACCGCTTCGGGCAAGTTCCGGCTCTGCACTGTAGGTGCATTGGGCGCGGACGCCACGGCGACCGATACGACTATCGAGATCGCAGACCGCAGGAACTTCAGCGACGAGATTCAGCCGATTCCCTTCGTCGCCGGAGATTCAATAGTTATCGGTTTCGGCACCGCTGACGTAGAAACCAAGACAATCGACTCCATCGATTACGAAACGCGTATCGTCACGCTGACAGCTCCGCTGTCCAACGATCACAGCGAGGACGATATCGTTAAGTGTTCGGACGGTTCGGAAGACGCCGTGACTATCCTCGACGAGGAAGCCGACGTTACGGAAGACGACTACATCGCAGGTGGGTTCCGCAAGGCGCACATCCGCGAGGATCTCCTTCCGTATGAACTGACCACGGCGGAGAAGACACTACTGGTGGCCAACACCGGTATAACCTTCATGGCATAAGGAAAGGAGATAATCATGGAACTACTCAATTTGCCAGAACTCCAGAAAGACGTTGTTAGGACTTATGCCAGGCAGATACCGCCCGACGAGGCGATAGGCCAGGGAGAACTTCTGGGCAACCAGATACTTCCGGACAGTCCTCCGGTTTTTTCGATGACCATCAACATGGTCAAGGGGGCTCATAACCAGACGGTTATGTCCTACGCTACCTCTTACGAGGGCGAGCCGCCCCCAAGCCAGCGCGAGTCGCTGACCAAGTCGGAGGTGGATCTTCCGCCTATCAAGATCATGAGGATGCTGGACGCGCAGACGCAGGCACGCTACCTCATGAACGAGCGGAACCCGACCGACGTCAACACACTGGAACTCGTCCGCGAGATCTACAACGATATCGACTTCGTGGTTCGCGGCTACTGGTCGCGCGTGGAGTGGATGCGTATGCAGGCTCTCGCACTGGGAACGCTGACCTTCAGCGATTCGGACAATCCCATTAAGCTGAGTTTCGACTACGGACGCCCCACGGCGCACAAGGCGACTCTGGCTGGGGATAACCGCTGGAACGTCGATACGGACGGCGACGGAATCTACGACGTCAACTACTTGTCTCAGCTCGAGACATGGATGAGGGCTTTCGAGGATTCCGGCGAAAGCGACGGAGTCGAACTGGTGAGAGCACTCACGAGCAAGGCGAGAATCCGCGACCTTCTCAACAACAAGCATTCGCGTCAGCTCGTGCTGGGGTTGAGTTGGGATGAATTTACGCGCCCGATTACCCTCGGTGCGCTAAATCAGCAACTCGCCTCTCGCGGCTTGCCGGTGTTCGCGAGTTACGACAAGAGGGCTTATGCAGAGTCCATCACCGACGGCACGAAGACGTCCACGAGGTTCTTCCCCGAAGACTACGTGGTTCTTCTGCCGGACGCCGGAGTTCCTATCGGAACCACCGAGCACGGAACGGCTCTGGAAGCCCTGTCGGATCCGAGTATCGAGAAGGTCGAAGATGCCCCGGGTCTCTGGGTAACCGTCAAGAAGGTGGGTGACGGCGACGTGAAGACGCTCGTTACGAAGTCCGCCGGACTGGTTCTCCCGTCGATACCTGGTATTCACAACACATTCTCGGCGAAGGTGACGAGCTAACCGATAATTGAGCTATCGGGGGAGATTCCGGTCTCCCCCGAACCTCAAAGAAAGGAAAACTATGGCAATCGATAAAAACAAAGTGACTGCGAGGCTTCCGAGGCGGAATCCCTACACGGGCATTCTTTGCGGTTACGAGTTCGTCAACGGCGTCGCGGAAGACGTAAGTCCGAGGGACGTGAAGCGTTTTCACTGGGAAGTTGTGGAGACGAAACCGAAAGCTCCGGAAAAGCCGAAGGCGTCGGTTGAAATCACTCTGGATAACCTCGAAGAGGCTGAATACGGAGATCTTCGGAGCTTCTACTTCGCCCACAAGGACGAAGAAGGATTCCCGAAACCGGCAAGCCAGAGCGAGGAGAACCTTCGCGAGGCTATCGGAGCTTTTCTGGTAGGCGACGAAGGTGATCCCGACGATCCCGACGAAGGTGGCGACAGCGACCCGGAAACCAACGACTAATGCGCGCCCCGACTATCGACATAGATGATATTCGAGCTCGAAGCAAGCATCCGAGGGTTGCGGGTTCCGGCGATGATGTTGGCAATTGGTCAGATGATATCGTAGAGGTTCTCCGCGACGCTGTAGCGGGAATTCTCCGGAGTTATGCCGAGGGGTGGAACTGGACAGCCACAGGAGCCGTAACGGCTTACAAGTCGGCTTTCTATTTACTCTTTGATAACGTGGCGTTCAAATCTGAACGTGGCGGGGCTTTCGATTCTGAGAATATGGGAAGTTATTCCTATTCGCTGAAAGACGGTCTTCCGGACGATGTCAAAGAAATAATACGTTCCTACTCCGCTAACAGTGACGGATTCTCCGCGGGGCGGTTCTACCGGACGGGAAGGAGCCGGCGGTAATGTTTAACTACGTTGTGGACATATATCGCAAGGGATCAATTTCCGATCGACAGGACTCTTCGTCGGGTCGTTTATCGAGCGGCGAAACCCTCGTATATGAGAATGTCTCGGTAGAGCTTCAGCCCTATCGTTCGGCTTTCGAGCGGGACGGGATAAGAGTTGAGGCGAAGTCGATTATGTTCTGCGGGAAACCTCTGGACATAGTAATCGACGACATTGTCGTAACGAGCGGCGGCGACCGGTATCGAGTGATCGAGAACCGTCAGATTGCGTCTTCGTATCAGTGGTTCGTGCGGAAGGTGGCATAATGTCAAAATCCGGATTCAGCATAGAAGGTCTCGAAGACCTTAGAGGCAAGCTGGAACAGCTTCCAGAACGCCATATGCGAAAGATGGAAGACGTTGTCGACTACATCGTCCGCGAGCTTGCGAACTACGCGAAGGACACCGGCACCTATAGGGATGTTACCGGCAATCTTCGAGGTTCGATATACGGTGCTGTTGTTAGTGTGACGAATGATTTCATCCTCGGCGAAGTCCGAGCGCCGATGCAATATGCGGCCTCGGTCGAAGCCCGGGGACGGAAAGTCGTTTCGCACATCGTTGTCGAGCGTTGGGATTGGATTATGAAGACGCTGAACGACAAGCTGGCCGAATTCATCGCGGAGGAGAACCGCTAATGAGCCGCAAGTCGGACATAGTCCTGGGCGGTATCTGGGTGGTTATCGACGCGGCGGTTGCACTGGCTGGCTTCGAAGATGTCGCGGTTATCCGTGGAAGTCGTCGTCCGGAAGGTGCGGGGTCGCCTTGCTTGACTGTGTTCTGGTTATCGGAGGCGAGGCCGGATTCGCATTACGCCCTCGACGAGCTGTATCTGCAGGTTGTTCTGTGGGAGGCGAACGAGGACGACAGCGGACTAAGCGAGGACGCTGTGGAGATTGCGGAAGCGGTAGATATAGCACTGAACAACCAGTCGATAGGTGTGGACGACGCCGGAGAGGCAGTCGGAACATGGACGATAACTCGCGATGGTATTCCAATGCCTTCGCCGGAGGGATTCGATCAGCAATCTAACGAATATTTCAGGATTATGCGCTATCGCGCGATAGTCGGATAGGAGGCCTATATGGCAAAATCCAAAATAAAACCAAAGAAAATGGTTCGTGTGCAATTGGGCGCAGCTGTTACGGCTACGGTCGGCGGAGTTAAGTTCGTCAATGGTCGTGGTATCGTGCCGGAAAAGACGGCCAAGGCAAAGGGGTGGAAGATTATCGAGGAGGTTAACCCCGTCGAGAAGGAACCGCCTGCAAAGCCGAAACTCGAACCAACCAAGAAAGATAAACCCAAGGGGGAACCGGCTTTTGAGCCTGCCCCCGAAGATAATTAGGAGGCATAATGACCGTAGGATACGATCTCCAAAAGATGAAAATTGGTGACGGTTATTCGATTTTCGGCATGCACGGGACACGCGAGGCAGGCGCTCTCCATTTCCACGAAGACGGAGAGATTTTGATGCACGCGTCGGATGCCGGCACACCCGAGGTCGCAATAGCCGACACTATTCACGACTTATTCACCAACCTTGCGTCCGGCGATCTGCCAGACATGGACACCTTCGGCGGCACTGACGTGGCCGGGACGAAACTCGCGGTTGAGCGCACTATGTATGAGAATGAGATTTCTCAGGAAATTTCGCCCATCGAAACGATGATCGTCGGTGAAAAAGCAATAATCGAAGCGACTTTGAAAGAGCTGTCTCTGACCAGACTGGCTCTCTTACTGGGACAGCTTCCTTCGGATGTAGCAAACGTTGCCGCAGGTCCGTGGGTGGCAGGGGACGTTGTTTCGATCGACCAGCTTCTGGTCGGCGGTATTACGACACTCCCTTATTTCTCGTGGGGGCTTCGGATACAGCAGAACCGTGCGGCTTTGGCCGGAAATACTCTTTACGACTGGTATTACGCGCCGCGTTGCCAGGTGGATCCAAATAACGAGATCACGTTTGTAAAGAACGACATCGTTAAGATGACGGGCAAGATCCACGTATATCCAAGCAAACAGCTTCACGAGCTGACCGCAGGGGCATACACGTTCACCACTCCCTCGAACACGAAGGTGCGCTACACCATGCGCTCTCGTGAGGGCAAAGGTGGACTCGTTCACATCTTCTACGAGAGAGCTGACGCTCCGGCCTAATCGTAACCATAATGGAGGAACCAATGGAAAACACAAACACGAAGAAACTGGAAACGCGGATAGTGGAAGTCGGGGGTCGAAGATTCGTCTTCGACCCCGACATCACCCTCGAACAGGAGGAGCTCCTTGTAGAGCCTCTGAACGAGATATTCGACGCGCTTCCGAAACCCAAATCCGACGACGAGTTGTCTATGTTCGATTTCATGAATACAACTCGCAATGTTCTCAAGGGCGGAAAACTACGGAAAGTATTGTCTTTACTGCTTCTGCCAGAAGGGAAAGAGTTCTCTGTGGCGCAGGCCAGAGAGATAGAAACGTTTCTGGGCAAGCTTAGGGCATCCGAAAGAAAAGCCCTGGAAGAGGTGATGGACGATTTTTTCGTTTTCATGGACAACTGGTTCGGGATTTCGGCGATATCCTCGATGCTGGAAGCCAAGGTAAATCAGGAGAGTCCGGAACCGAAGAAGAAGCCGACTCCAACAGCGCGTCAGAAGTTCGGTATGGACTCCGGTTCGCGCTCGCGAAAATAGTCGAATACCACGTTGGGTTCACTGAAGTAGCTACCACGGAACGAGTCGATTGGAACCAATTCGAAACGTTGAAGAGGATCCGTCTAACAGAAGCGCTGGCGTATCTGAGAGGCATATCTCGGAAAACAGAGAAGAAGGGTGGCGTATCAACGCCCGGAGTAATGAAGAGCCGCGCACCGTGGGAACTAATGGAAGAGGAAAACAAACGCTTAATGAAAGAAGCAAAGGAATCTAAGAGCGAAGTCTAATCATGTTTGGTGCATTAACAGCCAAGTTATTTATGGACAGTAGCGGATTCGTTCGCGGGCTTGCGAGTGCCGAGAAAGGTCTCGACAAGTTTGAGAAACGGATGCGCGGTGTCCCTAATAACGTCGATCGCCTTAAACAGCGAATGGACATTCTCGGAGATTCCGCTATCGCTGTCGGTGGGGCGTCTGCGGCTTTAGGCGCTGGACTACTTCTTTCGGCGAAGAAGGCTCTTTCAGCAGGTGGAGATTTAGAGAAATATCGTTCCGTCCTGCTTACTCTGTATGAGGGGAATCAGGAAGTCGCGGAAGAGGGGCTTAAATGGGCGACGGACTTTGCCAACCGGACGCCATATCTAACCGATCAGGTAATCCAATCTTATGTGAAGCTTGAAGCTTACGGTATTAATGCGAAGGATTCGCTGAAAACCATAGGCGACACTGCGGCAGGCATGGGGAAAGATATAATGCAGGCCGTAGAGGCTATTGCAGATGCGCGCCAAGGAGAATTCGAGCGGCTCAAGGAGTTTGGAATCAAAGCCTCTGTAGAGGGCGATAAAGTTCGTTTCCGATACTCTAAGAACGGCAAGGACATGGTCGCCGAGGCCGATAAGAACAGTTCGGAGATGATTGCTTCGACTATTCAGGGGATTTGGAACTCGAAATACGACGGCGCGATGGAACGCATGTCCACGACTTGGCAGGGATTGGTATCAACTCTCGGCGGTCTCTGGTGGAGTTTGTGGGCAAAGGTAGGCGAAGCGGGTGTCCTCGACGCGGCCAAAGAGCAAATAGAGAAGTTGATCGATTATGTTGGGAGTGAGTCCGCGACAAAAACAGCTGAAAAGCTCGGAAAAGCTCTTGGCGATCTTATTAAAATCGGTGGCAGATTTATTGAGTTGGGATTATCGGCTATTGAATTACTCTCTCCCGTTTTACCTTTACTAACTAAACTTGCCGCAGGAACATCCGGACTCGGCGGAGCTTTGCTATTGCATTCGAAGGTTCTTCCTAAGGTTCTCGACCTTTATAGCGGTGGCGCAAAGGTGTGGACTCGCTTTTCGGACAGTGTAGAGACATCCCGCCTGAAATTGATGTTGCAGAGCGATGCGCTAAAGATGAGCGCGAAGAATGCTACGGGATTTACCAGGGGGATGCAAAATGCACGGGCAAAGACAGCCCAATTTGCTGGTTCTTCTCAGGCGGCAGGTGTGGCTTTGCAGGCTGGCTTAGCCGTCGCCATTGCTTTCACGATGAACAAACTGATTAAACTGAACGAAGCGTATCGAGAATATCGAAAAATACAGGAAGAGATAAAGAAAGATTTAGAGGACTCAAGCCGTCATTTTAAGTCTCAGCGAACCGCTATTTTGATACGTGATGCAAAGGACGAGATAGAAGCCTATGGTGATGTTCAGAAATTCACAAAAAAAGAACTAAAGAAATTAGTTGAAGCTGGATTCCTCGAAGCCTCGGAATATGATCAAATCCTCAAAGGTCAAAACATCGACTCTATTCTAGCGTATTACGAACAAGTTCAGAATGTCGAGAAGGGTGCTGTCGAAGAAGCTCAGGACAGAACACGCGACCTGGAAGGAATTGTTGCAGAACGCGAAAAGTTGATGCAAGAATTACAGGGATATGGAGAAACTTATGAAGCTACGGATATTAGTGCTCTAGAATCTTTCGAGGATAAGGTCCAGGCATTAAACAAAGATATTAAGGATCTTAATCAAAAACTACATCCGCACAAGCGATTAGATTTCGACGAACATATGGGCAAACTCCACGAGGTTGGGCTTATCAGCGACCAGGAGTATCTCGAACACCGGAAAGGATTCATCGAAGAGCTCAAGACGATTTTCCCCGAAGATGTTATTCTCCATGCTGAGTATGCCAATGATACGAAGGAAATCGAAGAGAAAATCGCTTCGGACAGAGAAAAAGCGTTTCAGGACAAACTCGAGTTCGATCGCCGGAGATTAAAATACGGGGAGATAGGCCTCGAAGAATACCAATCCATCCTCGAAAACGAACTTCAAATCCTCGAAGAGCAGGGGCAGAAATATTCCGACATTTACCAACGCATTTCGGACGAGCTATTGGCTTTGACCGAACAGCGTAACGCCAAACTTTCCGAAGCCAATCAGAATCTGGCTACTGATTTTGAAGCCCAGGCAGATAACTATCTTGAGCTTTCCAATATGATAGGCAGTAGCCTTGCTGGCGGACAAGAGGGGATGCGCGAGCTTCTAAAAAACTCTCTGCTATGGATGGTGAAGGCTATTCGGCAGAAGCTTATTCTTGCGCAGGTTTCCGCTCTTGCCGAGGCGATAGCGTCGGGCGGTCTTTCCCTGCCGAAAGCCCTTGCGCAACTCCCCCAGCTTGCGCTTCTGAACACGATGCTCTCCGCGGCGGAATCCGGCATAACGTCTCTGGCCAGTGGCGGTATTGTTAAGAAGGAAATCCTCGCAATGGTCGGCGACAACCCGCGGAGCCCAGAGGTGGTTTCGCCTCTTCACGAGCTGTTGCCGATGATCACCGGCGCGGTTCGCGAGGGACTTGCCGGACTGAGCGTCGCAGGCGCAGGCGGACCGATAGTCATTCAGGTGCCGGTTACTCTCGACGGACGTCAGATCGCTTTTGCGCAGGCCGAATATGACGGGAGTCGCCGGAAATGAGCGGATTCCGCAACATAAAGATATACCTGCAGAGGTGGAACGGTGCGCGCAACGTCTCCGTCCCGGGCGTTGTGAATATCGGCCAGATGCTTTACCATTCGCCACATCCGGCGGTTCCTTACGATATTACCCGTTTTGTTGTGAATAAAGAGGCTTTGAAACCGGTTACGGAAACTCGTTACGGCCTTTTCGATTTTGCGATCCCTTCGATTAATCTCGAACTATCCGACATGGACGGTTCGATATCCGATTTCATTACACGACCGACCTTTTACGATCTTTCCGAGTGGCAGGTGAGGACTTTTGACCAGATTTACGTCGTAACTATCGAGCGCAACGGCCGCAAAAAGTGGCGCGGTTTCTTTCGATGGGAAGGCCGGAACAGGGACATAAAGAACCGGAAATTCTCGGTAAAGGTCGAGCATCTAATCAAATTCCTCGACGAGACTTTCGAGAACCAGCGCGGGTTGAACCTCGAAGATCATATGGACTATGACCTTCTTCCGGACGGTGCCTGGACACTCGACGAGCTTATCGAACACATTCAGGCGAGACGCCCCATATTCAGTTCAGAATCTTTCGACGGCGCGCAGAGTCTGACATATCTCCCCTCGGACAACTGGTCGGTAGATGAGGAGCGGGTCGGGAACTATCTGGATGTGATCCATACGAAATGCAAAGCCTACGGGATACGGCCGGACAGGAACCCGACGTTCAAGATATTACCAAACGCTGCTGGTGGGTGGAAGCCTGCACAATGGTATTATTCGCCAGAAACTAAACTAAAGGTCTTTGAGATTAGCGGGGGTGAAGAAGTAGAAGTAACTACACTGGATTTCCCTTCCAGCTTTGTGAAAGACCTTGGAGTCAATGATGGAATTCCTGTTAGCTACATTCAGAATGTTCGCTTCTGCCTTCAAAACTACGAGGACGAGAAGCCTCATCTATGGGTTTGGACACGAAAATACGTCTTTGTGGACATTACCATATGGCGTATAAACGTAACCTCTGGCAACAACTGGCGTCCGGATGATCCTTTTACGGACTTCAATATTGATTGGAAGCTCTCTGATTCGGGAGAGGATTTCTGCCGAATACATGACGGCAGGGCTTTCATTAAAACCAACGATTCTGTAAATGCAGGCAGTAGTCCATGGGTTCGGAGTTGGCCCGGGCGCAATGGGGATTACCGACAGTTTACCGGAGATAACATCCTTCGTTCTTCCCCGAATTCTCTTACCGGCTATGGCGGCACATCGGGCGGAGTAGTTATGTCTGGCATAACCGGAGATGCCGAAGACATCAAAGACGGGAGAGCTACCAATCGTATTTGGGCAATAACCGTGGATTCGGCGGGAGATGTTCATCATCGCTCGGATTATTACGGCGATTACGAAGTAGAGTCTGTCGGCGCTAATTACTGGGCAAGGGTGGGATTCCCGTGGGATTGCTATTACGGGAAGAAGCCAACGCCTGTGAACACAATCGGAAAGACTTACGATCTGAACGGCCACATAACCGGTGAAGTATATCGCCAAATCCCCGAAGCCTATATGCCCTATCGCTACACATGGTATCACAAGGCCAAGATGTGGCTCTCCGGAGTTTGTCTCGACAAATACGCCGGTTCGATGATCGAGCTACTGATCGACTGCGCGGCGGGTGCGAACTGCGATATCCGCGTCGATTACGACAATAATCTCTATTTCGTCCGGCGCGACTACGGCGAGACCGAGTGGACAATTCCCGACCGCAATAAAGAGAACATCACCATCGAGGACGTTATCGAGACCGACGGCGACCTGCCGGAACTTTCCAGAATCGAAATCTCCGACCGCAAACGCGAAAGAATCCGCGAATGGTATCGCAACGTTTACCTGAAGAACATTCGCGCCCGGGTGAAAATACCTATCAAACTCCACTCCACGGACGAGAATTATCCCGTTGCCGGCGACAAGCTGAATGAGACTATCGACGGCGAGGCGGCGACTCTGATAGTTACGCGATCGGAATACGATATCGCCACGGAGACAGTCAACCTCGAAACCGTTCACATCGCGGAGAGCTAATATGTTCGTGCGCATTAAGATACATCAGTGGATAAACTACGAAAGCGGCGGCGCCGTCGTTACGGATCATCTTTCGGACACGGTAATCGATTTGACCTCGGTTAACCTCGAGATGCCTTTGCAGATGAGACGCGAGGAAGGCGATTATTCCGACGTGAATTTCGATATGCAACAGCGGACATTCGGCAGGCGTTATTTCTACGAACTCAATTGGAAAGCCATAAAGGGCGAGGAATTGGAGAAAGTGCGCGCTCTGCTGGCCGCTTCTGATAATAAAGACAGCCGGAACTTATCCAATGTTGGGCAGTTCAAAACCATCGACATACAGCCGATTGTGGGGAGCGGAACGCCATCGATATGGGATGTCCTTGCTCAGAACGAATACAAGAAGTATTTCCCGCCCCTTCGCGACGTGGTGATCGAGGACAGTTACCAGACGAGGAACCTGCTGAACAAGTATATCGGCTATTTCGAGGACGTTAAGATGGTCATCTATAAGAAATCAATAAGCAGTCTCGGCCCCGCTGGAATCGCGCCGGTGTTCGAGACGGGAGGTGTTGTATAATGGCGACAGCGATATTTCAGAGAACCTTTTTGATTCCGGCAACATCGTTGCCGATGGATCTATTCTCGGTGCGCGTTCAGGACACCGAGAGCCTTGCATATACATATTTGACGGAGGGCGACGACGGACGCTGGTCGGCTGATCTGGAATGGGGAACTTACAACGTCGAATACCAGGAGGAAGAAGGCGGAGCGTGGACGCTTGCGCTGGAAGACGTCTGGCACGGGACGGCGGACGCGAAAACCCATGCCGAGGGAACGACGGACAAGCACGAATGCCACGACGAACTGGTTTATACTCCGACAACGGCGGCCGATTGGGACACGGCACCGGAAGACCCAGGGGACGCTCTCGACGAGTTGGCCGATCGAGTAACCGACATCGAAGACTGGGACGCGGACGATATACCATATACGCCCACGACGGCGGCCGATTGGGACGAACCGAACCCAACGGAGACAGAAGGTGCTCTCGACCAACTGGCGGAACGATTGAGAGACCTCGAGGAAGGGGAAGCAACCGCACCGGCGGGGATAGACGATTTCCTCGACAGCCTTGGCGTGGTGATCGGTTGGGACGCGCAGGACGTGAACGATATACAATACGCCGTGAAATGGCTGTGGAAGCATCGAAGCGAGAGCGCGGCGCTTATAGATGACATGCGCCACCAGAAGCGGACGCTGGCCGCCGACGAACTAATCCCCTATTTCACGAGGCGGGTCGATTTGTCTTCGTCTCCGGACACGGATTTGATTCTGTATTATGCGATTGCGGCGCGGGGGCGTGCCGACGAGGACTGGGTATGGTCGGCGGTTCAGAGTATCGAAGTGGAAATACCGGAGTATTCGCAGGAGTTCAGGGCAGCCTTCTCTGGTATGGCTTTCCGGTGCGACGGCACGGGGGCTTCCGGCGGACGGTCGGAATATTTCCTTGCGGTTCGAGAGCCTAACCAATTCCCGAGCGCGGACGCGACACCGCCGACGAGAAACAGCTTTGTTATACCTGCGGGGACGAACAGTTACCAATACACCGAGATAGGCTTTCAGGCGGAAGTTCTTCCGGACGACGACGTGGAGCTAATCCTTCGCAATTCGGTTACCGGCGCGACGAAGACCTTTACTATAAACTCGGCAACAGGGCGGATAGCAACGGCGGCGCAGGCTTTCCTTCTGGAGGTTCTGTCCGGCGCGGAACTGCAAATCTATACCCTCGACGCGAAAAACATGGGCGATGTCCATATCTGGCTTCGTCGGACACTATACACAGGATAAGGTGAAATTATGAAAAAGGCTATAATCCTATTGATCTTATTGGCAACAGTGGCCGCAATCGGTCAGACCTGCGCGAACGGGCGCGAGAAGAAGGGAATCTTCGACGATGTATGCGCGAACGGGTATTATTTGAACGTGGATTCATGTTGCACGGAGAGCCTTGTCGTTCCATTCTATGTAGTTGTAATCGACTCCCTCGACAGCCTGCCTATTCCTTGGCCGTGGCCGGATACGACATACCCCTGCACAGTGTTTGTGGCGTCCGATACGCTGGTAATTAAAGTCTTCGACACATTACTTGTTTACGATACGCTTGTCATTTCCTCGGTGGATACCCTCTGGGTAATGGGTAGCAACGGCATGTGGTTCTACGCCGACAAGGAATACGTTTGCGACAGCGTGCCGACATCGTGGGCGGCAGATTCGAGCGAGTCAACATGGTGTCCATGGTGCGACTCGATTATGACCGTTACTTGGTTTCAGGTTACCGAAGACGGCGACGAAATCATCTACGACATATGGCGACAAATACTAATACACGATGGAGACACCTGCGGCGTTGTCCAGAACGCGGGCGATGTTTACAACTACGAGATAACCTACTGTTACGACTGCGACACGAACATCTACATCAACTATGGCGATGTCTATAACAACTACAACACTGGCGTATATGTCGTTGACAGCGTTACGGGAATTACTTACGGACCGACCGACACCGTTTGGCTACACGAACACGCGGAAGGTTCGACCGGGAGTTCCGGCGGTATCTGGGTGCGCGACTGCGACTGCGATACAACCGCATATGGAATACCGGATACATTAGACGCCTTTCTCGCGATTGATTCGACTTGGAGCGTCGTCTGGAATAACGACAGAGATCATCGCGTTCGGTGCAACGCCCTCAACGTTATCGACGCGGGCTACATGCAGAGCCGGTCAACTTTTACCCTTGCGGGGCCAAGATTGGCGGCGAATGTTAAGATGGTTAATCACGGCGGCTATGCGGATTCACTTCTCGGCTTTCTGGACAATCATTGGCTTCGAGAGGACACCTTACTTTGGGACGGGGAATATGTCGCCGCAAGGCAGGTCTTTTTCGCCTGCGGAGACACTTCGGTCGGTCGGCCAAACGGACTGTGGACGAGGAAACCAAGCGATTACACCGACTGCGCGACGGACTGGAACAACGAACGTCCGGGCGGAGTTCCTTCGGTGGCTTTTTATGAGTCCGCTGTTGCAATGGGGTTTTACCGGACAATAAACTTCAACGACTGGTATTCCGAGGGAGAAATAGCCGCGCTGAACGAGGCACAGCCAGACTGGATGGTGATAACGTTTTCCGACGACTTCATGCCGTGGATGTTTCTTGACCGCGAGGATTACGACCTTGACGTTCTGGCGACGACTGGGGAGCGTCTTGGCGCGGGTGCATTCGCGTATCGGATAACACCGCCGGAGGCATTCGATTATTCGGTTAACCATAAAATTGGAGTGGGGTTGTATTCGTGCCAATCTCCGTATATCGGCGGTCAGGTGTTATTTTCGCTGATCATGCCGGACACTGTTTCCTCCTGCTACACAAAGCGGGACAGCATAACCTTGCCGGAATGTTACGACTGCGCGGATACATTCTGTATTAAATATCCGCAGGGATATAGCCCTCCGATTGCTGGCTATGAAGGATTGCAACTTTATGAGGATACGGTTATCTGCTACTCTGTGTGTGATCCCGATACAATGTTTTGGGGAATGGGTCTTGAGTTTAGTTGGGGCGCGTTCCGGCTTATGTCATCGGATTCGGTAGATACATTCGAGATAAGCACCTACAACGACTCGGTTGTCATAAGCGATAAGGACGGCGACGGCGACCCTCTGATTATCAATATGCCGACGATACAAAGTCAGGATTTGAAGATTACCAAGGGTAATTCTCTTTCTTTGTTAAATGAATCGGGGTTGGAACGCGCCAATCTTTATGCCTCGAATGATTCTGTTTTCATCGGAATCGATACAGCGGGGGTTTCACTACACTTTGACATATTGACTTATATTGACAGCCTAATTAGCGCTGAAGTGATAAAAACCGCCCAACTACAAACGGGAAACATATTCTGGTATCGTGAAGGAGGATTTGAAGGTGAAATCACGGATTCTTTGTATATGAATTTTCAAGAAGATCCTTCTGGAATAAACCTTCAAGGTCGTTTCCTCGCAGACAGTATATACTGTCCGTCGTTTAGTTCAAACCATGGAACTCCTGCCTGGCAAATACACGGCGCAGATTCATTACACATTACATCGCCGAATCCTATTCAAATAGAATCCAGCGACATAATCCTCGACGGCACCGTCAAAGACCCGTCTGGTAATAGTTTCCTGCCGTTCTGGATGTCCGGCGATACGCTATATTTCGAGGTCGGCGACTCGACGTGGGTTGTCGTGCGCGACTCAATCTTCGTAACTCCATAATACACATAGAGAAAGGACGCTGGCAAAATGGAACACATAGAAATACTCAACGCGGTTACACCAATCATTGTGGGCATCCTCGGGTTTCTCGCGGGGAATTTGCGCAGGGAATCCGAGGCGGGAGACAAAGCTCTCGAAAGCCTCATCAAAGCCGGCGAGGACAGCGCAAAAAAGCTCGAACGCCGCGTGAAGGCTCTGGAAGACGCACAGATAACCATGGCCAACTTCTGCGGCACCGTTACGACCAAACTCGACAATATCGAGAGAGCAATCGAAAAAATGAACGGAAACAAAACCTAACCAAGGAGGTTATGATGAAAAAGCAAAATCTGTTAATGGTGATTCTGCTGATCGCGATGCTGGCGCTTACGCTGGCACCCGTGCTTCTGGCAGAAGTCGCCGAACCGGCCATCGAGGCGGCCACTGAGGTCGCTGAAACGCCCCCGGGAATCCCAACGGGACCGGGATGGCTGGACTGGGTAATGAGCAATCTATGGGGGTTCATCCTCGGAGGTCTGGCGGCCTTCGGTGTGTCTCTCGCCTTCGTCTGGAAGCTGTCGCGCGAGATAGGCGAATTCTTTGTCGCGTTGGCAAACTTCGGCGAAGGCACTGGCGACTGGCCGACCCTCAAAAAGGAATTCCTCGACATTCTCCCACTATTCAAAAACCCGAATCCGCTCGATACTGAAAAAGGGCTTTTCGCGGCTAAGGTGGCAGTCGAGAAGAACGGCAAGAAACACCGATAAGGAGGTTGCTATGCATCGATTCATTATAGTAGCGATCCTTCTGGTCATCTTCGCGTCCTGCGCTTTCTGCCAGACTTCGGGACTATTTCTGGAAGCGGGGTTCTCTCCGGAGGCTTCGAATCGTGGAGATTTCCGGGGCGCGGTGGGATTGTTCTCGACGAATTCCGGCGGACAGGGCGGCGTCCTAGGGTCGGAAATCGGCCTCCTCCGCGGGGAATTCTATCTCGCGGGTTACACCGAGAAATCCTACTCGAAGCGAATGGTCGGGGCTTTCGGCCTTCGTGCGGCGCATCGAACAGGCGTAGCGTTTCTGTCTGAACAGGAGCGCGCCGGAGTGTTGACCGGTGGATCGCTTTCGGCCTTTTACGGTCGCTGGGAGGTGATCGGGACATATACGGCGATAAGTTATGTCCGCGATTCAGTTTTCCGGTCGGCCTCGGCGTGGCATATCGGTTTAGCAACGTCGATTTTCTGGCCGTAGTAAACAGATACCGAAGAGCCGTCGGGCAAAGGTGGGCTCTTTATTTTGACACATTTTCAAAGGAGTTGTTATGGAAGCGAAAAAGGAATTATTGCCGTTGGATCATAAACTATCGGAACATTTCACGGTGGGCGAAGTCTCGTGCTACTGCGGTTGCGGATTTGGAACGCATGAGGGGGATGTCGGCGCGGAAGCTATGCGGCGGCTGGAACTTATGCGCGAGGAGATATGCCGAAGTGCGAATATGGACGTGCCGTTGCGGATAACACCGAAGGGCGGGTGCCGATGTCCTGAGGCGAATGCGAAGGCTGGCGGAGCGATGCCGGATTCGAAAACCGGAGCTCCGGGTAGCGCGCATCTTCGCGGAACGGGATTCGATATCCTTCCGGCGTGGGGATGGCACAAGACATACCTTTTCACCGGATTGACGCGATTCGATTTCATCAAGATCGCCGAGGAGATATTTGCCGAGGGCGGTGTCGGCTCGAACCTGTATGGAGTTGACGGGATAATCCACGTGGATTACGACCCGGAACTAATCAAGTGGAAACGTTTCCGGCGGTGGTAATTTTCTCTTGACAGAGTAGTCCAATAATCCGCGAACGCCCTCGAACAACGGGGGCGTTTTCCTTGTGTTGTAAATATCCATAAGTCCTTATGGCACATAGAAATAAAGTGAAAATAATTGAAAAAAGTTCTTGACTTTCACATTACTTTTGATTATATTTATTATAGAAAAGAGAGAAGATAACACAAGGAATAAAGAAACAATGATAAAGGAGACAGAAATGAAAAAAGACAGAGCTTACAGAATCGTCAAACCGGGTGCGATCATAAGAGTGGTCGATGACCGGAAAGGCGTTACCGAGGAAACATTCGAACCCCCGGTGGGAAGCGTTATCATCGTTCACCACAAAGAGCTGTGGGGAGACGAGAAACCTTTCCACGGACTGGTCAGCTTCTTCAAGGACAAGTCCTGTCACGAGGCCTTTTTCGGAGTCGTCGAGAACCGGGACGACGAAGGCCGGATCGATGAAAGTTATTTCGAAATCACAAACGACGCGCCCTGGGCATAACCAGGGCGTCGAAAGGAGAACGCGATTATGAAACAAAGAGTCGATTGGATGAACGAAGAAGAGCTGTTCGGAGAGATTTTAGAAGCCCTTTCCGAAGGGGCATCCGACGGCGAAGTATTCGGAGTAGTCGGACGCGACGAGGAAGACGGTTATGGCGGCCTTGGGTATATCGAAATCAAGGACAACCAGAACCGGAGATTTCATCTCGAACTTCACGAAATAATCTAAGGAGAAAGCCATGATGACACCAGAAGAACTGAAAGCATCGATCAAAGCAAGGGTAGCGGTTGCCGAGGATTTGGTAGACCGCGCCGACCCAGCAATCGTCGGAAAAGAAAGACGCCATCAGGTCGTCAGAAAGTATTCGACGCTTCTCGAAGTCGAACGGATTATCGATCGGGAGAACGACCCGGTCATCGAAAAGCTAATTGAAATCATAACCACATAGGAGGATGAAATGACCAACCAGGAACGAATCAATCAAATGGAAGAAGCGATGGAGCTTATCGAGGAAGCGCGCCAGTTAGTAGGCGATGCTCTTCGGTTTACCAAAATGGAACGCCATTACAATGCCTATGGCGAATATGGGTTTAGCCAGCTCCTCGGCGAAGGTAATCCCTATGACGGGAGTATTCCCAAACTGATCGAGGAATGTGAAGAGCAAATAAAAATCGAAGAAGAAGAAAGGACGGCAAACGATGCCTAAACCAAGATTCACCGAGGAAATGACCGTTGGTCAGATGATCGCGATTCTCGAAGAGTTTGACGAGGAAACCCCGGTCGTGTTCGCGTATAACTACGGAGACCATTGGGACACCAAGGTTGTTGAGTGCGTCGTGGAGATCGATGAGCACGGCACAAGCTACAGCGAATACCATCGCCAGGATAAGCTGGACGAGAACAGCGAGGACACGGCGATAGTCATCTTCGGCCGCTCGGCTCTGAGATAACAACGGCCGCCCAGAGTCCGCGCAGGAATGCGTGGACATCTGTTTGGTGGGGGAAAGGTGCAGGAGTGGGGGCGGACAATATCG